CTCAAGAAGCCCGCATGAGGACTTGATTAACATCATCAGGAACATGGATGTGGGGGTTTTGCTTAACCTGAGGCATGAGATTGATAAAACCCTGCCGTCCACCTCGCTCTCAGGCATGAATTTAGAGACGGAGTTGGTCATGCAATATCATCGCGTGAAGGAGTTACAGCGGGTGGTGATGGAGGATTTAGAGACGCCGGCCAATCAACGGGCGCAGGTGGCGGGTCAAGTTGCGTCGGTTCTGGGTCAACTCACGAAGATGCAGTCCGAATTCCACACAGCGGAGCGCTTTAAGTCGATTGAGAACTTGATGATCGAGTACATGAAGCGGTTACCAGTGGATGTTGCGGAAGCGTTCCTTAACGAATACGAGGCGATTGATGCAAGAGAATAGTGAAATACGCCAAGACCCTACCTTTCGTAGGCATGTGGCAAGGTTACGATCAAGCCTTGCCGCCCATAGTACCTCTACCATCTTGGACTTTCTGGAGCAACACACAAAACTAAGGGGGAAACCTTTTAGCTTTGAGGGGCATGAGTACCAAAAAGAGATTTTGAGTGATCAGGCTCAGAACATTGTGATCTTAAAGTCTGCTCAGATTGGGATCTCGGAGATGAGCGCACGCTTGGCTTTAGCCAAGTCTGTCCTTATCCCTGGATTCAGCACAATCTATACGCTACCTTCAGCTATGGCGGCTCAAAACTTTATGAAGTCACGTATTGCGCCAATAGTAGACTCTTCTCCGTATCTGTCGGAGTTGGTGGCTAAGGATGTGGATAATACGTCGATCAAGCGATTTGGCGATTCGTGGTTATACTTGAAGGGTTGCCAAACAGACTCGCAAGCACTCTCGGTTCCGGCGGACTTGCTGGTATCGGATGAGGTGGATAACTCCAGTCTTGACGTGATGACCTTGTTTGAGTCGCGCTTGATTCACTCCCCTTATCAGCTCACGGTTAAACTCTCTACGCCAACCATCCCGGAGTATGGGATCAGCAAGATGTACGCCCAGAGTAAGCGGAAGCTCAATCTTTGCAAGTGTTCTAAGTGCAATACATGGTTTTACCCGGAGTACTTCGAGCACGTTAAAATCCCGGGCTACGATGATGACTTGAAGGCGATCACTAAATTACATTTTGCGGATGTGAAATTTAAGTGGCAGGAGGCTTATGTGGCGTGTCCGAAGTGCGGAGGCGCAGCAGACTTGACTCACACGCATAGAAGTTGGGTGGTTGAAAACCCTGATGATGCGTTTATCAACTCGGGTTATCGGATTTCTCCCTTCGATTGTCCCACGGTGATCAAGACTTCAGCCTTGGTGAAGGCGTACCCGGAATACGAACGTCCTGCTGACTTCTACAACCAGCGCTTGGGCATCCCCCTTGCGGATGCAGATACGTCGCTTAGCGAGGATGAGCTTAACCGGGCGATCATTGGAAACTTTTCATCCAGCTTTAACTTTGTCATGGGGATTGACTTGGGCAACACTTGCTGGGCAACCATTGCGGCGGTGCTACCAGATAACACGTTGATCATCATCAAGACGGAGGGTATTCCGATGCACTTGTTGGTGGATCGCTATCAGGAGTTGGCGAGACAGTATCGTGTACGCATGACGGTGATTGATTCGGCCCCGTACACGGAGACGGTCTATCGAATTCAGCAACTCTCACCTAATGTTTACGCCTCTGTTTATGTTCAGTCTAAGTCTGTGGAGCTGTTCAAGGTGAAGGAAGAGGAGGAGGATGGGGAGAAAGGGCGTGGCGGAGTACGCCAAGTCAACGTCGCTCGGGATAGGGGGTTTGACTTGCTGATGGACTTGGTTCGCTTGGGTCAAATCCACAAGGTGTCGGACGATAATGACAGGATATGGAAGACCCACTTGACGGACCAGAAGCGCACCAAGGTGTTTCGCAATAATGAGTTGGTGTCGGTGTGGGTGAAGACCTCGGGCCAGGATCACTTGGCCCACTCACTCCTTTATGCGTTGGTGGCCTCGCGCATCCTTGGCAAGGCGGCGGGCTATGGCATTCCGTTGCCCTTGATTAGCACCTTCAAGGTGGAGGAACCATTGACATAAATCAACATTTGGACTATTATCGCTTCTGGTTAGGTCGTTGTTCTCCTTGGTAGAGGTTTTTCGCCTCTTTGGCCCGTGCATTAACGTGTACGGGCATTTTTTTGTGCGGTTTCGCTGTTAATCTGTTGCGAAAGAGTCTCATTTGTAATAGACTGGCGTGAAATATCAAGGGGACCTTTCCCATTATGGCGTTCTTCAACACTCTCAAATCGTTCTTTTCGCCGGGTAACTTGCAGGCGGCAGCCACCTTGCCTCCGCCCACACCGCCGAAAGTGAAGCCGAAGCAGGCCTCGTATCCGTCTTATATGACCAGCACGCGCGTGTCGGACTCGGCCCTGCCGAAGTCGGATCGCCGCTTGGCTTCGACGGACTTGAATACCTATCGGAATGGGCGAAACACTCAGGAGGTTCTTAGGAACCTTGCCTATAGTTCACCAGATTTATCTAATGCTGTCTTCTCATATTTGAGGGTGGCTATTACAGATAAGTACACAGCTATTGCACGCAACATGGATGGCACGGTGAGCCCGGAGGGGACGGCGTATGTGCAGCAGTTGATTACGCGCTTCGATAATCTGGGCGATTACTCGCTGGGGTTTGCAGGCTTGAACTCCATGCGCTCGAACTCGGAGGCGCTGGGCAAGGAACTCATGCTCTATGGTGCGTGCTCGGCGGAGTTGGTGTTTGGCAAGGGTTTGATTCCTTCCAAAATCCAGCCAATTAGTGTGCCAACTATCGTGTTTTACCCGGATAAAGAAGGTGTTCAACCTTACCAGATTATCGGTGGTGAGGAGATCAGCCTGGACACGCCGGCCTTTGCTTATGTGAGTTTGGATCAGAACTTACTCGACCCGTACCCAAGCTCGCCGTTGGAGCCTGCGATCAAGGCGGTCTTGTTCTCTGAAGACTTCATTGCGGACTTGCAGCGCGTGATGAAGCGGGCGGTGCATCCGCGCCCGGTGATCACCATTGATGAAGAGAAATTCCGCAAATACATGCCGGTGGAAGCACAGCATGATCCGGAAGTGGCTACAAACTACATGAATGGCTTGATTAGCTCGCTGGAAAGCAAGATTAACGGCCTTAAGCCTGAGGATGCGTTGATCTTCTTCGATTCGATTGGGATTGAGTTGGCAAGTAACGGAAACTCGTCGATCTCAGCGGAGTGGGAAACGATTGAAGGCATGGCGTTCTCACGCTTGGCCTCTGGGGCTAAGGTGATGCCCTCTATCTTGGGCAAGGACTCTACCTCGAATGTGGCTTCTACTTCTTCGATGCTGTTTCTGAAGAATGCGGAAGGTGCGGTTCAGACGAAACTGAATGAGATTTATTCTCGTTTGTTTACGTTGGCGGTGCGGGTGGGCGGCTTTGATTGCTATGTGGAATTCCGCTATGCGAAGCCAGACTTGCGCCCGGACTCGGAGATTGCGGCCTTCAGGCAGACGGAACAGATGATGACGTTGGAGTTACTCAGCCTGGGCTTGATCACAGATGAAGAGGCCTCGATCAAGTTGACCGGCCACTTGCCGCCGGCGGGTGCAGAGAAATTGTCGGGTACGGGTTTCCGCACCAATGCAGCACCGGCTTCTAGCGTTGAAAGTACAGCGCTCTATGGCGGGGCAACGAATGATGGTAGTGCGTTGAACCAAAATCTTAAACCAGATGCGCCGGATACCGCGCGGGGCCAGAACAAAAAATGAACTTTCATGTTGAGAGCCAGGGGTGGTTCTCTCTTAAGCAGGTGGCGAGTTTGTGTGTGAATTGTGTTTGGCGCATGGTGGAGCACCGCATGACCGCTTGCGAGTATGGACAACCCCAATTTCCGGCAGCTAAGAAGTGCCCTAAATTTACCGAGGATAAACGATGATTACGCTGGACGACTACTTTAAGGCTCACGGTGGACCCAACCGCTTTAGCCGCGAGATTGTGGAGAACGCGGTGGACTTGCTTGCGCGAGTCAACAAGTTGTTGGAAGACGCCTTGCGCAGTTACAAGGTGGACTTGGAAACCAATCCGGTAACGGGCACACTGATCTCCGGGCGCATTGATGGCGGTATTCGCTTACCCAACAGTGCAACGGGTACGAGTAAGAGTTCACATAAGGAAGGTCGTGGTATTGATATTTATGACCCTGATGGGGACATCGACGAGTGGGTCACCGATGAGATACTCGCCAAACATGGACTTTATCGTGAGCATCCCTCGCAAACGAAGACGTGGTTCCACGCCACCACAAGACCGCCCAAATCAGGTAATCGGACGTTCTACGCATGATCATTGATCCGAGGGATTTAGCAAAGATTGATTGGGCAGAAGCCATGCGTCAACAAGATGCTGAAATTCTAAGCAGAAAGGTCACCGTGCCCCCTATTAAACTTACAGCGATGGATCGGCTAAATCTCTTTTGGGATTGGGTAGATAACCGGTCGATTATCCGCCGCCTGTCCTTCGGGGTGACGGTGTGGATGACCTACCAATCGTTTCAGTGGGCGACTGAATTTGCATCAACCACCTCAAAAGACGGAGTTGAGGTCGGCTTGATTATCGCTGCAGTAACTGCCCCGATTGCAGCACTGCAGGGCTTCGTAACCTCAACCTACTCTTCGAGTCGAGACAAATGACTGCGTGGGAAATCTTTGGAGTCGTCGTATGTGTAGTGTCTTCTGTGGCCGCACTTGTCGTTGCAGGTCTCATTCTGTACATCCTGTTGTTCAGACCTCAGGTCTTTTGGAGGGGGTGAGATGGTTGGGCAAGTTCTTGCTTTTCGTTTGGTCGTTGGTGTGGCTGTTGCCCTTTCTATTGCTTGGGGCGTTATGGCTATTCGTGCTTGGGGTTACCGTGCTCATCAATCAGAAGTGGCGGCAGCTCAGCAAGTGGAACAGGCGCAGGCGTTTGAACAGTATTTTGATGAAGTCGAGACAAACCAAAAGCTCGCCCTCCAACTGGCTGAATCGCAGGCACGATTGGCTGCTGTTTCAGCCAAGCACGGTGCTTATGCTCGCCGCATTACTGGGGTTTGTGATCCTAAGCTCCGGGTGCTCGTGTCCTACGCTTCCACAGCGACCGACATTCCGGCCACCGCCCCCAGCCAACTTGATGATACGACCGCTGCTGGTGGAACCGCTCCCCTTGCAGAAACCCTCTCCGGCGAAGACCTTGCCGACCTCGCCAGCAACCTTGCCACCAACTACGCCCGCCACCACCAATGTGTTGAGCAATTGAATGCGTTGATTACCTATGAAGAAACGACGACCTGTAAATAACTAATAGGGTGGACCCATTATGTTTGTATCACAATCCCAAGTAGACACGCTGACGCGAGAAGTCGAGAACCTGAAAACCGCTGTCTCACAGAAATGGGAAAGTGTTACACAGCTATTAGTTAAGGTCTCCAAGGTAGAGTCGGATGCTATCGTTCGCCACACTGAATTTGAGGCGTTGAAGCGGGAAATTTCACGGGTAGAGACCAGCAACCGGGAAGGTTTCCACACCAATAAAGAGAGCGCTGGCAAGGCGCAAAAAGAAGTAGACATCATCGAGCGCAAAATCGAGGCTTACGAGGCGCAAGCCCGCACCTTGAAGAATGTCGGCGGCGTATTGATGACGGTAGTGGTGCTGTTATTCTCAGGTGTACAAGCCTTGATGAAAGGCTATATTACAGACTTGGAAGACACCCTGGCAAAGCAAGAAGAGGAAATGACTGAGGTGCGGCGTCGGGTCAGTGAAACGGAACAGCAGATCGAGCGCATGATTGCGCCTAGCCTGAATTACCGCTCCGATACACCCAAGCGGAGTGGTTATGCTTCGGAAGGGTTTGAGCTACTGCCGGTGACTCAGCCTGTCGGTGGGTCGGCGGTCCCGGAATTTCTTGACGTGAACAAGATGCGCTTGATCTTTCGGGGGCGGATGTCACGCTGGCCGAGTGGTGCGCCGGTCTCCCTTGTTATTCTTAGCAATGACACGCAGATGGCGAGCTTTGCTTGGGATACGCTTCGCATTAGCCCACAAAAATTCAGAGATGATCTCTCCACTGCACGGTCGCAGGGACGAGTGTCAGTACATGACGTAGACACCACTACTGAAGTGGTGAACCGTATTCTGAAAGACCGGGGCAGCGTTGGCTTTGTACCTAATGCGCAAGTTTACCAATCTACTTCAGGCATCACCATTATTGTGGTCGATGATTAACATGAAAACCCTACTTGTTATTCTGTTGTTGCTCGTCTCTTCACCCAGTTTTGCCGCCTTCAACCACCACTGTTACCTTGCTAAAACTTTTCGCGCGACTGAGGGGGTTGAGTACAGTACACCGGACGGTTCAACTGTTTATGGCTGCCACTTGAACTCGAACAACCCGTATGGTTTGTTCCACCTTGCTGCACATGGTGAGAAGACGGATAAGAATACGCTAGAGATTTACGAGGGTTACTATGATGCGGGGAATGGGGTAAATGGTTGGCGAATAGGGCGACTACCGATGTACTACGGACTCTACTCGGAGAATCGCGTGGTGCGCGACACACAAGATTTTATGGTGTATCCACCCAGCATCTATCGAGACAACGTCTGGCCCACCTCGCAGTCTATTGATGGCGTCAGCTTCTACTCCTCTAGTGAGCATGTTGGCTACGATCACCAACACATCTACAACCTTGCATTAGGTGCGCCAATAGGGTTAAGGAATCGAGCCCTTGCCCTTGAGTTGACTCACAACCCTGACGCTCAACTTTCCCATGCTTATGGGTTCTCTTCTGGGATGCGGATTTCTGGGGCAAGGGATGATTTTCGTGTGGATGCCCAATATATGAGCGTCAAGCAGGACATCTCCCAGGAGCGCAAGGAGTTTGCTCGACTCCTGGCGGGTGGTAGGCGCTACATGGGGAATCAGTTTGATCTAGCCTCGGAGTTCATGGTCATTAAAGTGTACGATGCTGGTATCACGTCTTCGAGTTGGAATGTGGCAGCCCGCTATCAAGCTACGCCAAAGTGGCGTATTCATGCTTTTTACGACATCAATTGCAACGGGTTAAAGGTGTGTTCGGGAGGTGAGTCATTCACCAATCACACCTTTAGCCTCTACACCGATTATGTGCTGAACAAACACTTGAAACTGCAAGCCCAGGCGGTACGCGGGCATGGCGCTCCCAGCTTTAACACCTTGTACGTCACCTCAGCCGAACCGCGTTGGAGCGTGTTCATGCTGGGTGCGGTATTGAATTTTTAGGAGATTAACATGACAACAGTTCAAGCGGGTCCAGGCCCAGCCTCAAGGGCGCTGCGCGTCACCCTTGCCGATGGCGCATTTGCAAGCATTACACCGCCTGCTGCGCAATTTGATGCCTCCGGGCGGCAGCGGGTCGCGCAGATTAATACCTTGTTTGACGGTAAGATTCTAGGGGCAGAAAACGACTTCAGATGGAACAGTATCGGTACCGGCAGCAGCACCCTTGATTTCAATAAAGTCGCTTTAGCAGTGACTGCAGGGCAATACCGCATCCGTCAAACTCGCCATTATTTCCCTTACTTCTCAGGTAAGCCTCAGATGGTGGAGATGACGGCAGACAGTTTTCACGCGCAAGCCGGAGTAGTGAAGCGTAAGGGTTATTTCAGCAGCAATGCCGTGGCACCTTACGATAGCAATAAAGACGGTGTTTGGCTGGAAAACGATGGCACCACGATGCGGTTAATCGTAGCAAACAACGGCGTGGAAGTGCTCAATGTAGCGCAAGCGTTCTGGAACCGTGATGTGTTGGCGGGCTACGATTGGAGCAAGTTCACCGTCGTGTTGTTTGATTTTTTATGGTTGGGTGGAGCGGTCTTGCGACTATTTGTTAAAACACCGGCAGGTTTTACCCTGTGCCATCAATTCGACTACGCTGGAACAGCAACGGATACTTTCATGCGCTCACCGAACCAACCTGTGCGCTATGAAATCCGCTCAACAACGGGCGCGGGTACGTTGCGTGCCATTTGCAGTCAAGTCGGTAGCGAGGGATCAGTAACCGACGTAGGTTGTACGGCAGCGTTGTTTGATACCGCCGTGCGAAACTGCAATGACATTGCCCTTACTTATGCGCTGCGCGGCGTGCGGAAACGCCCTGACTTCCGTTTCAGCAGCATCAGAATTGACACCATCGGCCTAGCCGTCACCACCGCTGACTCCGGCTTGCTGATGCTGTGCTACAACCCCACGTTATCCGCCGACTTGACTTGGGCTAACAACGGCAAAGTGTCTGAAGGCACTGCGGCTGCAGGTCAAACACTGACTAACTTGGGCCATGTCATGCAGGTGATCCCGATTGTTGAGACGGCAATAGTCAGCACCATTGCCTGCAATCTTTTGGCTTGGCTGTCTATGGACATCACCGACACCCCTGGCACCTATGTCATAGCCTACCGTCCCTTGACCACCAACCAACAGGTATGCGGTACTATGAACATTATTGAGTATTAATCTCATTTATGCTAAACTTTGACAACTTTTTATGGCGGGACTACTAATGAAAAAACCAAACAACATGCTCTGGGCAGGCTCTGAGCAAAGCCTTGAGGACTACCGCACCTTCCTTGCTGAATCCAGTGCGCTGATTGCTTCTGGCTATCAGCCAGCAGAAGACGAAGGAAACACGGGCTTGCCGCGCTTGCTGGATATTCAAGGCAACTTAGGCATTGTTTCAATCCAGGGTCCTTTAATAAGCGGGGAAGATCATTGGGTACATGAGATGTATGGCGTGACTTCTTACGGTGCAATCCGCGATGCCGTGGTCGCGGCGGCGGATAGTCCCGAGGTGAAGCAGATCGTGCTGGATATTAATTCGGGTGGCGGCGCGGTCAATGGGGTTTCTGACGCCGGCAATATCATTGCTAAAATCAATGCCGAGGTGAAGCCGGTGACCACCTATAGTGGAGGCACCATGGCTTCTGCCGCCTATTGGTTGGGCTCCAATGCGGGTGAGGTGTATGCCAGCGACCTGTCAACAGTGGGGAGCATTGGTGTACTTACCGCGCATAAAGACATCAGTAAGGCGTTAGCTGCAGATGGGGTGAAGGTTACGGTGCTCCGTGCGGGTAAATACAAGGCGCTCTCTAACCCTTATGAGCCGCTCTCGGCGGAGGCGGAAGCCCAAATCCAGAGCCAACTGGATGATGCCTACAAGGTTTTTGTCGGTCACGTCGCACAGGCGCGGGGAGTGTCTTACGATTTTGCCGATAAAAACATGGCGCAAGGACGTGAGTTTTTTGGTGAGAAAGCCAAAGAAGCCGGATTAGTTGATGGAATCCTCTCTTTTGACGAACTTTTTGATAAAATTCAAGCCAAAATACTTGACAATGATAGCCGTTCTCATCAGAATAAGCGCAATATCAACCACATGGGGATTACAACCATGAAACGTGCCTTAACTACCGCACAACTTGCGGCGATGGCGGAGGGTGTAATTCCTCAAGCTGCTGCTGAAATGACTGAAGTCGTGGCGAGCGCCCCGGCGACCGACCCCGGTCAACCTGCCCCTGCGCCGACTGAGCCGACTGAGTCTGAAGCCGCTGAAACCCCAGCTGCACAAGTTCAGGGTGTACTGCTTGAAGCCAAGTCCGAATTGGTCGGCTTCTTGCAAGCGCAGATCAAAGAGAAGGACGCCGCCCTGCTGGATGCGGGTGTGCTGGCTGCGAAGCAACAAGAGCAAATGGCGGGCCTGACGGCGTCGCTTGATCCGATGAAAGCGATTGTGGCTACTTCGGTCAACAATATGCGTCTGGCAATGGGCAGCTCAGCCGTTGACATGACGGCCATGTCTGCCAGTGAAGTGTTGGCGGAACATGTGCGTTTAACACCTGAGTTCAAATCCAAATTCAAGCTGAATGGGGTAGCTGCAGTTTCTGCATCTGTCGCGTCGGCTGAAAAGTCTGAGGCTCCTATGGATGCCTTTTCGCAGCGTATGAGAAACGCTGTAAATTCTTCTAAGAAAGGAGCCTAATTTATGGCTAAGTTCAAGTTCGCTGAAACCACCCACAACGAAAAGATTTTAACTGCGCGTTTGGGGTCCGACACCATTGCCAATGCAGGTAGCTATACCGACAAGGAAGTAGGTAAAGCCGTCAAGCTGGTGGCAGAGTCCCGCTACGCCTTGTGTGCGGCAGGTGACCCGATTGAGGGTAAGATTATTGCGGCCATGGCCGGTAGCTTTGATGGCTACTCTTTAGGCAGCGTACAAACCAATGGCATGATCCACGCCGTGTGTGATGGCTTGGAAGCCACACCGGGTACTGGTACGATTGCAGTAGGTGATTATGTTGTGGTGGGCACCGTGGTGGCTGCCGGTACCGCTTTGTCTGGTGACTTTAAGGTGACCAAGGCGACCAACCAACCCGGCGTGGCTATCGTTTCTACGGTGGCGAGTGCTGACACTGCCGCTGCGGTGAAAACGGCTTTGGATGCGGTGCTGGTGAAAGTTGCAGATGCAGAGAAAAACGGCTTGCACGCTTGGCGTGTGGTTTCTTTAGGGAATGCGGGTGCGGTTGGGGATACCTGCGTCATTCAACGTGTAGGTAAGGAGTAATAAATATGGCTAGTTATATTGACATCAACGGCGACACCCAGCAAGTTACGCTTGACGCTTCCATCTATCGCCAGGCTTCGGCTGAAGGCTTGACGGTGGAGCAGCACTTGAACCGGATTCACCCAACTAAAGCGGGCGACTTGTCGGCATTCAAGCAGATGTGTGCTTCTGAAGGCATGATTCTGGGCAGTGACAAGGAGTACGGTATTCGTCCCTCTACGATGGATGCTATTCTGAATGGTCCCAGCCTGAGTGCGGCCACCATCGTGCGCGACGCGATCCCGACCAGCCGGATTATCTTCCCGGCCTTTACGATGTCGGCTATCGAAGACAAGCTGCGCAATAACGACTATGGTGTTGTTGCCCAGTACAACTCGATGGCGGCTTCGGTGGATACCATTGCCAACGACCGTTTTGAGCGCCCGATCTTGAATTTTGACAAGCCGGAAGCTGCACGGAGCAAGGCGATCAGCCAAAATGCTGAGCCGAACACCATGCTGTCGATTACGGTGAGTGATAAATCTTGGCGCATCACCGGTAAGTCAATTGGCCTGACCATCTCTGACCAGGCTATCCGTAACACCCCGCTGGACTTGGTGACCTTGGCGATGACTCGCCAGTATGAAACCGAGATGGTGGAAGAAGTGGAAGACAGCTTGCTGGCCTTCCGCAACGGTGACGTTGACATCGACATGGCTGCGCTGAGCACGGTATCCGGTGCGGTGACCAAAGCGAATGCACTGGACACGACGATCAGCACGGCAGGCGCGTTGACCCAGAAGGCGTGGGTGAAGTGGCTGTTTGCTAACAACCGTCAGCGCACCATCCGCTATGTCATTACCGACATTGACGGCGCAATGGCTATTGAGAACCGTACCGGTCGTCCGACTGTGCAGGGTGACAATGCCACTTCGCCGCGTATTGACACCGGTATGTCCATTGTCAACCCCGCTTGGCCTGAGCAAGTTCGCGTCTTCATCTCGCAAGACCCGAATTGGCCTGCCAATACCATCCTGGGTTTCGATAACAACTACGGCTTTGCTGTGGTCAATAGCTCGATGCTGGCCTATGAAGCGGCTGAGTCTTATGCCATGCGTCGTAGCCAGTCGTTCCGGATGGATCGCGGCTCGGTGTCCTACCGCCTGTTTGACGCGGCTTGGGCTGAGTTGAGCCTGACCACCTAACGGGTGCGAGCGTTGCGTGCAACGCTCTGACAATTTTTGATGTATGGACTCTTTTTCTAAAGCAGGAAAAGAGTCCACACCCCACACGATCTGCGAGACTCCCATGGCTACTACCTTAAAAACAAAAGCAACCTTAGCGCCTGAACTCAAAGAGAAGCCTGAAGTTAGACCCCCACTAATTCAATGTATCCGCACCGTGCATGGCCCGATGTTGGATCTGTTTACCAATACCCGTTACACGCAAATCCCTCAGCCGGTGGGTACGATCAGCTCCTGGGTGCAAAGCCAGCTTGACGCTGGGAAGATGGTGTTATGCTGACCAACTACACCACCTATAACGACATCCGCTCGATCTTAGGGGTCAGCGACCAGGAACTTAGCGATGCTACGTTAGGGTTAGAGGTCTATAAGTCCTACCTTGACAGTGAATTAGACGAAGTGGATTCCACCTTGATTACTGAGTATGCTGCCGTGGTTGCTGTACTTGAAGCGAGTCGAACAGCCGCGCAGAAGCGTTTCTACCGCACGACCCGCTTGTTTGCGGTGTATGCGGTAGCACGGCAGCTTACCACTGCCCTCCCCTTGTTCAGCCCAAAAGATATTTCTGATGGTAAGGCCTCGTTAGCACGTTTCTCTGACTCACCTTACCGCGAGGTCACCAAGAAAGTGACGAGTGAGTATGATCGACTTAAAACGGCCTTGCTGGACGCCTTCTACGGCTTGACCAGCTCGACGGCGACAAGTACCGCGCGGGTGTATTTTTCCAGCGCTATTTTGGTTCCTGATCCGGTGACCGGCGAATGAAACTTTCGGACGCCGCTCGCTATTTCGATACGTTGGCTTTCTACGATGGCTACAGCAGCGCGTTGCTGGGCAAGTGTCAGCTCGACTTGTTCAATGATGGTACCCGCGATAGTGCTAACGCGGCACGCCGTATTCTCTCACTGCAGCCCGAATTAACGCCACCCGCCCGCCGAGTCATTAGTTTTGACGGCGCACAATGGTTGGTGGGGAACCCCTCTTCAGATTACTTCTATGGCGCACCCTTGCGCGTGAAATATCCCATCCACCGGGCAGAAGGCTTGGCGACGGTGAAGACGGTGGCGCAAGCCTTGGCGAACGCCACAGGCATCACCGCCTATATGGCGAAGGTGTGGGTGAAGGGTAGTAAAGAGTTGGAAGAGTCCAGCGATGTGATTGGCGTGCTGGAGTTGGTGGCTGCCGCCTCGGAAGTGCTAGCAGTGAGAACACTTATTCAACTGAGTGGGGCATGGTATATCGTGCGCTCAGTGTATCAATCTTCCGCAGGATTCGCTAAGGCGGTCTGCGATCAGCTTGTTGACCCGGTATTCGAGACGGCTAGCCAGGGCGGTAGGACGTATGACCCGGTGACGGATAGCTACACTTCGACTGCAACGACTTTATCGGTGATTCGTATCCGATGGCAGAGTCATTTCGAGTACCTTAGCGAGAATTCTGAAGACTTCAAACCCGGTGATGAGCAAGCCTTTTTGTTGCTCAGTGCAGCGAC